ACTCGGTGGACCTGCGTCAGTAAACCACTTAGTACCGTCAAGTCCGGCAGGTCCTTGGGGGCCTATGCCTCCGGTGTCTCCGTCGTCTCCCTTAGGTCCGGTGTCTCCGTCGTCTCCCTTAGGTCCGGTGTCTCCGTCGTCTCCCTTGGGTCCAGTGTCTCCATCGTCTCCCTTGGGTCCGGTGTCTCCGGTGTCTCCCTTAGGTCCCTGAGGTCCGGAGTCTCCGTCGTCTCCCTGAGAGCCTCCGTTCGGTCCTTGGCCTGCCACCACTACCGTATGGCTCTCAGAGGCCGTAGAAAGCCCTAGGGGGAACTCTACGACTTCCTCGGTGCCATCGGTAAGGGTAAAGACTAGATCCCCGTCAGCGGCCTGTGAGACGCTCTCAACGCCTACTCCAGTCTCACCAGCAGGGCCATCCGCACCATCAGCGCCCTTAGGCCCATCAGATCCTTTGTCTCCCTTAGTGCCTTGAGGGCCTTGCTTACCGGCTGAGCCTGCGTCACCCTTAGGACCTACTGGCCCATTAGATCCCGCAGGCCCAGAAGGCCCCTCCTTCTTTGTTACTTCATTGAGCTGCTGCTGGAGCCGCTTGAGAAGGGCCAGCATTGTTAGTTGCTCCATTGCTTAGTCCTTGTTCTAGTGACTTGATGAGTTCAGCTTCTGCTTTACCCTTGGCTCCTTCGAGTTCGATGTCTTGCTTCAGCTGTAGCTCTTGCTCTTTGAGGAGCATCTCGCTGAGTCGTATCTTTCTCTCGAACTCTTTGTCGTCTGCTGCGCCGTCGCCGTCGATGTCCGAATACTTCATGGTCATCTCTTGCGGCATGAGCTGCGTTTCTACGTGGTTCTTCTGTGCCCGTGATCCTGCTTCCATGGACTGAGCAGTAAGCAGATCTATCTGTCCCTGTATGAGACCCATCTGTGCTTGCTGTTGCTGCTGTTCCATTTGCTGCTGCTCAGGCGATGGCCCTTGCTGCCCGGATTCGATAGCGGTTATGAGTTCCTCTCGGTTAGAAACGTTGAGGTGATCCACAATGCCCTTGACAATAGCAGCATGAGCAGGCGACTCAGGTGGTATGACCTGTAGTATCTGACTCAACTGAGCTACCTCGTACTCCCGCGCCATAGCGCCTAAGGAGCTGAAGGGAACAAAGGTGTAGTCCACTGCTGGGTAGTTCTCGGGGTCGTACTGCATGTAACGGTACGCTGTCTTACGGATGAACGGTATCAAGAAGTTCTCTTGGAAGTTCACTAGCGTACGTTTCTGTCGCTTAATGAGTGCCCCTTGGGACATGCTCATGCCAGCAGCGGTTACGTCGTTCTGTACCTGAGCCATGCTCTGGTCGGCTGATCCCGTTGCTTGACTCACCATCTGCTGGAGCTGTGCGCCCTGCTGGAAGGTGATAGCATTGAGGTTGCCGAACGTAAGGGGCTGGAGTACCTCGGAGGGGTTACCGTTAGTGAGTAGCATCCGTCCGGGTCGTACCTCTAGCTTCTTGTCTCTAGGCATACGGCTGGCATCTACTGCCATCATAGGATGCGTAGTCAGTGCAAGTGCGTCGATACGCGCCCGTAGCTCAGCATCTAAAGCCTTCTGGCTCATGTATGCCTTCTCACAGACACCCCGGCCATGGAACTGACTAGGTACAATATCCCACTGGAAAGCCACAATAGGACGATCCTTACACATATAGGGGCTGGGCATAGCCTTAAGGATTGTCTCCTCGTTAGCTAATACAACAACGGATTCTATGTAGTGACTCTCTTCTTCTATGTCTTCCTCGTCAGCGTGCTCCAGTAGTAGCTCCCTTGGGACCTTACCGTACCACTTAGTCAGACGGATCTTGTCACCCTCTTGGGATTCCATGGGGTCTATCTGTATCTCTGTATCTGTTACTGAGTTACCTACGTATACGTCTAAGTATACCCCTTGCTCCTGTAGCTCCTCAACAACGTGACGACTAACGAACTCATCTACCGCTACGCCGAGTGCGTCATCTACGTTGGTAGCGTAAGGATCAATCAAGAAGTTCTTAGGCATTACGGGGTTGAGTTTAACGAGAGGACGATAGGTTTCCTCAACGCCGTACTCTGTCATTGCGCCATCCATGGTAGGGCGCTCAGATGGCTTGAGTTCTTTTATCTCGTCCAGAACGATCTCAGCCATGCCCGTGCCGAACACTGCTGCGTTCACAAGTACCTCAGCAACAGAGGAGCGTATGCGTCCTAGGGCGAAGTCATCGTGTAGTTTGTTCTTGAGGTAGTTAATATTAGCCAGTGCCTGTGGGTTGTCCTGTTGCTCTACCGCGTCTCTGATGTCAAAGAGCTTCCCTCTTCCGAAGGTGGCTTCTTCTACCTCTGCTACGTTGGACTCCACCGCCTGCGACGTAGCAGGGGCAATGAGCCGAGACCTCTCTGTGTCTCTTGAGCTGTCTTGCTTAGCCCACTGGTTACGATAGATACGCATGTACTCGTCGTGCTTCTCAGCGTAGTTAGACTGGTAGTGGTCTCGGTACTCTTGTACCTTAGCACTGACCCAAGCTGCTAGGTCTTCTTTGTGTCCTTCTACATCGTCCTGAAATATATCATCCATAGTTAGTATCCTGCGACATCATCGAATGGCTCGTAGTCGTCTTGGACGTCTAGGCCGCTGCTATAAGGGACTTGAGCCAGCTGATCAATATAAGCAAGGGCATCAAGTAAGTCATCGTGTACGAGTTTAGAAGGAAAGGCTGAAGCTTGATCCACAACTTCGAGGTTCCAATCAGCTCGTTTAAATTCAATCTTGTCATGCTCTAGTCGTCCCTGTAAGGCCCATAGTATTCTGTCTTCTTTCTTCTGGTTACCATGGGACAATAGCTCGATGTAGAAGACTCTGGCTGTTCTTCTCATTATGTCTTGTAGTGGGGACATCACAGCCTGTTGTGCAATGCCTCTCTCTATTCCGACCTTAACGGGCTTGTACTTAGCGACTGCCTCGAATATGTTCTGGGCTGTCTCGTCTAGACTCCACCGACCGTACTTGATCTCCTCTACAAACCACGTGCCTCTGTAGTCTACAGCAACAACAGCCATAGCTGAGTCGTCTCTTCGCTTGGTCTTGTTGCCTCTGTCTGTCTCGAATCCAGCTAAGTCCAATGCGATGTAGTAATCATAAGTTTCTTTAGGGAGTTCGTTGTAGTACTTAAAGGCCTCGGGATCGAAGTACTCAGAACCCTTAGCATCGAATGATGCCTCGAACTCCTGACGGTACTGCCACCCAGCCATAGTCTCCTTGGCGGCTGCTAGCTCCTCGGGGTCAAGCAAGGGGTTGTCTAGCGACGTCAGGTGCCATGACTTCCAGCCTGTCTTATTCGTCTCTCCATTCTTGTAGACGTCATAGAAGCTGTTACGTCCCTCTGGTGTGGAGATGAATAAGGCTGTACCCTTACGGTCTGCAAGAGCTGGCCGGAGGATAGTATCGAAGACTCCCTCCTTGTGGAATGCGAACTCATCTAGGACTAAGTGCTTTAAGCTGTAGCCTCGTAGCGTGTCGGGTCTATCACTACCTTTGAGGGCTATCTTATTACCACCAGCTAAGACTACTTCTAGATTGTTCACGTTAGAGGATTCAATAATATCCCCGGCCAGCTCAAACAGCTTATCCCACATCAGGTCTCTTGCGAGTCCCTGAGTAGGCCCTACGTACATGACACCGCCGGGGTTACCGTCCAGTGCCGCTAAGATAAGAGTAACAGCCGCGAAGTGTGTCTTACCACATCGACGACCAGCAGCGATTACCTTAAATCGGGCCGGGTCTGCTATTACTTTCTCTTGCCATGGTATCAACGACAAGTTTACTTGCATTAGTCTCTCCTGAAGGTGCAGCGCCTAGGCGTTCCTGCATTCTCTTCTCGACATTATCATTCTGCTTAGTGTCTGTGTGATGCACTTCAGCATATAGATTAGCGAGTGCTTGGTCATCTCGTTTAACTAAGAAATCTTGTAGGTACTTCCTAGACTTCCTAGGCGTTAGCACAAGATCAGCTAGGAGCATTTCGTTAGATTGATCTCTTGTTAGTTTCCGTGGGTCTTTGTGTTTCTTAGCCTCAGCTACCCACTTTGGTACTTCCTCTCCTGCCTTCTTAAATGCTCTGCTTAGTCTGTTTAGGGCTACCCCAAAAGAGCTGTTCTTTCCGTCCTCAGCGTTGTCTGTTAGATACTGGTAGACTCCCTTTGCTGACGACTCTTTAGCAGCAGCGTTGGGGTTGTTGTCTGACTCCATAGACCCAATCCTGTAGTACATCTCTTGTAGTCCTGAGCCTATTGCTCTGGAGTCTACATCAATGAACTCAAGCAAGGCCCTCTCTACGTTAGAGGGTTTCTTTACTACAGGCCCTTGTTCAAGCATCTTCGACCTCCCCACTAGTTCCGCTGATAGTAACTCCAGCAGGAGAATCACTAAGACCAGTAATATTGATACTGACCTGATTGTTCGACTTACCATCGAAGGTAAACCCCGCTGATGGAAGGACACGATCCGACAATATCTTCATAGCTACAGCTTGGTTCTTGTGTTCGTCATCAAAAGCTGTGCTGAATAGCTTGTCTATTAGTTTAGGTGACCCCGGATGTAGAAGCAGTCG